TGCCATCAGCATTTTCTGAATTGCTATAGATTACAAGATTTCCACCATCGCCAGTATCTCCCCACAGGTCAATAATGCTTTTTAGTTCATTATTGGTGTTTTTCATTTTTATTCCAAAAGATTTTTCATTTCCATCAATTACAATAAAGGTCTTGGATGCATTATCTCCAATTTCGATTCTCCCACCTTGAATTAATGCACCTAAGATTGTAGATGCCAAAATGTTTACAGATTCAAGATCTATTGCAGATAGCTTGCCAGTTGTAATTGCATCTGCTACTAACCCTTTCCCTGTTGCTGCAGTCCTCCAATTCCAAGTGCCATCAGGATTCTTTCCATCTGCAATCATCCACCCAGCAGAAGTAATCTGCATCGCCCATGTCGAATCTTCGTCTGTTGATCCATTTCTTATAAAAAGACCATCCTCAATTATCATAGTGTTGTTAGCGTTTATGATGTTGGCCACAGAGCTATCCAGTGCTCCTACAATCTTAGATGCTAATATGTTGCCTAGTCCGTCTGTTACTTCTTGCCACATACCAATGTTCTGTCTTGTGTTTTCGCTAACACCCTCATAGGTATACATATCAATATCTTTTATCTTTACATTTCCTATAACTTCAAACGTTAAATCAGAGATATCTTCGTTGATGTCAAATACTAACTCTTGCAAGCCATTAAATAGAATTGGTATAAAGTAAGTATCTTTTTTTAGGGGAGGCCTTGTAGTAGTAAATAAAAAATAACTGTGCCTATCTCGAAGTTCTACACAGTTATAAGACAATTTGTACTGTCTGTATCTTTTATCGCCATCTATCCCTATTACTTGTTTAATGTAGCCATTCTGGATATTAAAGCAATCATTTACTATAGATGTATTTTGTACTATCCACCCATCTAAGCTAGTCCCTGCACCATTATTAATTATTTTACCCATCTATTACCACCCCCTTAATTGAGCCTGATAAAGCACCGTTGTATGTTAAGGAGTGTTCCCTTATAAGCACAGTATTTCCATCTACAATTACAGTGTCGCCTACCTCATAAAGAGGATTCCCTCTATACTTAATGTCAATGTCCTTACTGTAATAAATCTGTTTATCATAAACTGCCGGGCTTTGAATGTATTGATTATTAATAATTTTAACTCTCTCGTCGCTGCTATTTTGTACAACTGTAAGCGTACTTAAATCTGAGCCAAAAATATCAATGTTGCAGTCTATAGCAAACAAATTCGGGTTATTTACTTTAATGTTGCACTTGTCTCCTGAAAAGTCAAAATCATAGATGCGCACTTCATTGTCAAAGTGAACCAGTTGTGGGATACTTAGATTTTTAAAGCTAATATTGCCAATACTGTAATTACTAACTCCACCGGGGATTGTGCTTGCAAGACTGCCTAATTTGTTGTATTGTCGGTCATTAGGATAAAATATTGGTATCAGCACTTGGTCATAAGTGTTGCTGTCACTGTCTGTTATGCTTATGTCTTTTAATAAATCATTAAATGTTAACTCGTCTACTGGCTCACTAGCTTTAAATGGCTTGATATTGATAATATCATCATAGGTTGTTTTTACCTCATTAAAAAAGGTAGGAATTTGAACGGGTATCGTCACAAATCTCTTGTCTTTAGTCACCTTATGCCTAATGATACTATTAGATGCCACTGCCATTTCTGTAAGAGTAGATAAAATTTTAGCACTCTTAAGATAAGCAAGCCTCAACTTAGGGTTAGTGATCGCCCCTGAAATTGAATGATTTACTCCTATAGCATTAAATAGTGATTGCATGTACTGACTTAAAAATATGTCTTTCTGTAATGGGATAATAGGTAAATCCTTGTCATTTAGATAAGTTATAAGGTCAACTGCTTCTACACTGATTATTAAGCCTTTTGTGTCTGTTTTTCGCTCTTTAATATAAAGCTTACAAAATTTACACTTGGATGTAGGGGATGTAAGAAAATAAATCGTTATTCCATCCCCTTTTTGTAGTAGTGAAGTATTCTCATTATTCATAAAACGTATGTTCGCTACCTTCTTCTCTACTCCACCAAGCTCCTTTTCTGTCTGTGCTTGATATGAGAACTCTTGTAAATCCTCGCTTGTAAGTGTGTATTCTGTATCATTCTTGATAAATTTAATCTCTATATCCACTCGTCTGCCTAGAGTATTTTTGATTTCTGTATTAAAATTTCCTGTATAATTTAGCATAGGCTACACCTCAATTAAGTTGATGCTAAAGTCTTTCCACTTAGCTACGCCATTTGTATAACTTAGCATTGGCGTGTTTATATCGCCTTTATAAAAAGTGCCACTTACTGTACCCCCTGTAGGAGCAGGAAAAGAAACGCTGAACGTGATAGGATTGATAGCACTTATAATACTACTCATTTCTTCTTGTGTGAGATAATTCCACTTTAATGTTAATTTCCACTTAGTTGCTATATGCTCTATTGTCATTGTTCCCTTACTATTTCTCTCTGCCTCTACAATATCCATACGACTAGGAGTAAATTCATTAGGAGTTTTTACTGTTGTTCCACTAATACTTATCATGCTAGGTCAACCCCCAATCTTTGGCGTTCTCTTTCTATGTGCGGATATATTATTCTGCCAAATTGAACTCCATCAATTTCAAGTATTGGATTTCCAATTTGTCCGCCACTACTACCTGTAGACATAGACACTTGCATAGCACTCATTACGGCATTTCCTAATGCACTTGCAAGCTTGTCTACAAAAGATGTATTTTCCAAAGGCACCACCATTTCTGGCCCTGCTTCTCCTATCAGTGCTGTTGTAGGTCTATCTATAATGCCGCCTTTTGCAAGTTTAGGAATTGTTGGAATACTAAATCCTACTGTTCCACCGCCTAAAAAATCCGGGATTTTAAAGCTTAATCTATTGAGTTTACCGATAAGCCCATTAATATGATCTATTATGCCATTGATAGCATTTCTTACTCCGTTCTTTATGCTCGTGCTTATATCATTCACCTTCCTGCCAATAGCATCCCATGTATTTGTCCAAGCTGATTTAAACGCACCACTGAGATATGATGCAATTTCTGTAAATTTAGTTTTTATACCAGTTATTTGAGTTAATATATTTTCTTTAAAGGAAGCAAACTTAGCCCTGCTTTCTTCTACAGCCTGACTAAACCTTTCTTTAAAGAATCCACCTATGTGATCTGCTAAATTGCTGAAAAAATCTTTAATTGCTCCTGAGATTTTACCTGCTGATTCTTTAAAGTTTTCATAACTTGCTTGAATTGACTTCCAGGCACTTTCCCAATCACCTTTGAATACAGCTGTTAAAAATTCTATCAATCCACTAAGACTATCAAACACCATTTTTATTGCATTCACAATTATTTTAAGCACTACCTCTACTACATCACCTATTGTTTGAAGGATAACCTTTACTGCCGGTCCTATCCTTTCAATTACTTCCTGTGCAACAGGCACGATTACATTATTGAATAACTCACTAATCGCCAAAGCCAATTTGCCAAAGAACTCAATAGCACTATTAACCATTGGTTGTATGTGTTCTTTGAATAACTTATCAAATTTCTCAGCCCATTCACTAAAAACTGGTGCTATATAATTATTATAAGCATCCAAAATTGTGCCTACTAATTTACTTAAGCCTTCGGCAATATTATCAAATGCTGGCTGAATATATTTATCATAAACTTCAAAAATCTTTTCAAAAGTATTTACAATAAAATCTTCTATGGCTTGAGTTACCTTTTCTATTGGCTTAAGCGTATTTTCAATTGCTGTTTTAATCTTTTCTTTATTGTCATTAATAACCTTTTCGATTACACCTAAAATACTATTAATAACCCTCATAACAAGCTCTGTTAGTCCTAAAAATGCATTAGTAAATATTCCTATTATGTTTGATGTGACTTTCTGAGCAGTCTCTCCTGCAAATACACTAAATATATCAGCCAAATCAGTAAATATGTTTGCAATTTTTTCTGCAATTTCGCCACTTAAATTAAAAATACTTAAAATCCTGTCTTTAATAAATTGTTTATTTGTTTCAATATATTCAGCAATTCCGCCTATTAAATTTGTAGCAATAGTAGTAGCAATAGATGCTATAGCTCCTACAATCTGTCCAAGACTTTGTACCCATTTACCTATCATGTTGTTAAAAGCCTCTGCTATTTGTCCGTCGCTAAAAAGGCTATTAAATGACTCTTTTAATTTGTCAATAGCCGCTCTTAATGAGTCTAAGTTAGCACTTGCAAATCCTACATTAAAACCTTCGTTAAGTAGCTGTTTTGTTTTTTCCCACGCTTGCTGAAATTTCTCCAGCTTTTCCATGTTTGGCGTAAAGTCAATTTCTCCAGTGGATAATTCTCCAAAGTCTACAGCACCTACACCACCAATGCCACCTGCACCACCACCAGTGTCTGCGGTTTTATTCGCTAGCGTATGCACTTCGTCAAAGTCGGCTAAAACTCCTTTTAAGTTTTTGCTTGCCTTCTTTCCTGCTCCGCCAACTCCATCTAAGCCTTCCTCAACATCTTCAAGGGCATCTGCTGTTTCTCCTATTCCTCCTGCTCCTGCTCCTACATCATTTAGTATTCCACCAATATTGGCACCTTTACCGCCTACTGTAGCCTTTCCAAATATCATGGCTGTAAATGCTTTAAAATATTCTGCAGCAATCTGAATGTATTTAATTAATGTGTTTAACGCTTTTATCACAGGCAACAACACATTAATAAAACCTTGTCCGATTGTAGCTTTTAAACCTTCAAATTGCTGTGCAAGTATTCTAGTCTGGTTTGCCCATGTTTGGCTATTCCTGGCAAAATCGCCCTGAGCATCTCCTGTAACGCTTAGCAAGTATTGGTATCTAATCATGGTCTGTTCTGCCTGAGACATAGATTTCCAAGACTTTGTTATACCTTGACTTAAAGCGAATGCTTGCAAGTTGGCTATATTCATATTGATACCAAGCTCTTTTAAAGGTTGAGTCATTCCTGACATACCGCTCATAATTTTTTGAAATGCAACATCAGTATCAAGGTTGTAGAATGATGCCATGTCTGCTGCCAATGCAGTAAGCTTAACAGACATATCTCTCATAGTCTTGCCGCCAATGCCGCTAGATTTAAGCATAGCCCCCATTGTAGATGCATACTTTTTTGCAGACAACTCACTTAAGCCAAATTGTTCTATAGATGTTTTTGCAAATTTATTTATACTTTCTGCCATTTCATTAAAAGTAACATCTACTACGTTCTGCACTTCTGTTAAATCGCTTGCAGCATCCGTAGTTGCTTTTACAAATCCAGCAATAGCCCTTAAAGAGACATAGCCAAGTGCCAGCTTGATGCCTTTACTAATCATCCCCATACTTCCATTAATACTTGCTTGGAATGCTCCCATTTGGCGTTGTGTTTGTTGCATTGCTCGGTTGATAGCACTAAAATCTGCCCCGCCTCTAACGATAAAATTTGAGCGTGCCATATTAAAAGCCACCTCCTTTCATAAATAAAAAGCCCCAGCATTAAGCTAGTACCTTATTTTTTAGTTTTATCTATAACTTTACCTCCAAACAGTTTATTTAAAAGTTTCACTTGTGCAAGCATCTGTTCTGGAGACATTCCTTTTTTATCTTGCTTTTGTTCTTTTTGCTTATCAAAGCTATTAAGTATTTTATCAAGCGGCTTTGGATGCTGTGTTTTCTTACCTAGCCACTGGATTGTCCATAAAGCATTCCAGTAGGCTAATGCCACTTTTTCTTTAAACTCTTCCTTCTGCTTTTCTGCATATGTCTCTGCATAAATATTTAGTTCAGCGGGTGTCATTTCCCAGAATTCACTTACTGCTATTCCTATCATGGCAGCGATTTTTAAAGCCCCTTTTACAGTAAAGCCTTCATCTTCGCCACCTTCTACTCGTTTTTTACTTCTTGCCCTTCGCCTTCTTCTGATACTTCTTCTCCACCAAATGCATCAATAAATGCTTTTTGCATAGCATTTGTAATTTTTGGCAAGCTAGAATATTCATCTATAAGGTCCATAACTCTCTCAGGTGTCAAATTTTTGTCCTCATGTACAAGCCCAGCC